CTCTTTGTAATTTCTCATAATTTTCTTGTTCCGTATTCATCTTATGTCTAAATGATTCCACTGTCTCACGCTTTGAGGGGATCATCTCGTAGTTTCTCTCCATACACTCAATCTCTCTATAAGCCTTTTGCATTTCATCATAATATTCTGGATTCTCTTCTTCTTCTGCATAGTATTGTATATTAGGTACTTGTAAGTTGCTTTTAACCATATGGAATCTGGCCCAAAAGCATTCATATGAAATTCTCTCCATTCTAACTCCCTTTTCCTTGAGCGCTGCATAAATCTTATCACTCCATTCATTGTAAATTACTTTACCATGGTGAAACAACTCAAATAACGCTGCACACACAGAAAGTTTTGTTCGCTCCTCCTCTGAGTATCTGTTTTCATGAGTCCAATTGGTCAAATCTAAAGCCATATTCAGTTCAATAGGTGCATAAACTGATCGATTCACTATCTTAAAGGATCGTTTCAAAAATCGCAATTCTTTTATATGTCTCCAATTTGGTCCATTCGTCCTCAATAATGTCCTTTCATCGTATTCAATTTCTCCTTTATCAAAATCCGTAATCTTATAACCTACTTCCTTGTAATAATGTGCCTTTGCTCCTAATCCATATCCAAGGTCCGTGAGCCATTTATCAAAAGTTTCTATATCATCATCTCCATAATATCCTCCTCTCTTCAAAGCATCTACCTGTTTTGGTTGTAACAGCTCTCCCTTTCGTTCATACACAAATCGTGTGATAGCGTATAAACTCGAAGATTTACTGTTCAACGTATTTGTTTCTGTGGTTCTAGGCCATCCTGATGGGTTCATCTTCTTAGTATGGTATTTTACGTTCAAAAATACATGGTACAAATCAGTCAAATTCTTCTCTACAAGCCATCTCCTAATCTCCTGTCTCATCTCAAATGTGATCTTCAAGTCACCAAGAAAAACTGTATTTCGTTCCTCGTGCTCCTCATAATACTCTCTATCACATTCCATCATGCAATGCGCCATGAAACTGGGTGAGCTAACATCTTGTCCGTCTATATCTTCTCCATTTGCGTGTGTTATATGATTGTCCGTTGGTGTCAAATAGTCATAAAACATCTTCCATTCACTCGAGTGCGCATTAATACCCATTTTAAATTCATGTTCATTATGCCCTCGTTCTATGTTCTCCATCCTATCTAAAAATACCATTCTACATAATGCTAATATTTCTACAACTGTGGGGTAGAACAATCTAGTTTTCCCTTTTAATACCCTGTCTAATGTCCTCAATTCATCTTTTAAACAATTTGCGCTAACGACGTCATAAGGATATTTCCATGGTGTACTATCTGGTACTTGCTTTTCTCTTCTCTCTTTCACTTCCATAATGTGGTTGATTACATAGATCACTGCCTTAATCAATTTCTCTGTTGGTACTCTCCATCCGTCATCCATATCTATAAAATCTCCTTTTCCTTTCTTCTTCCTTGATTCTTGAGTCCATTTAAAATATCCAAATCCTTGTGATGTTTGAACAAAAACGGGTTTTGTTTTAGCATAACCTGATGGTTTATTCAACGCTTCTTCTAGTGTCAATCCTCTCGGTGTTACTATTGGTTTAATACTATTATATACATATTTGTAACATTCCTTAAAGATTGCCATATTCTCTTTGCTCAACACCGTATCTGGTCTGGCTACTTTATTCAACGCTAATTGGGCTGGTGAAACCCATTCTCCTTTCTCATCCTTAAATGGTCTCAATTTCGCTGGTCTCCTTTGACATGGTATGACCATATTTTGTATTTTCGATGGTACAATTTTCGTATTCGTTGGTTGTCGCAATCTCTCCTGTGGTGGTATAAATTCTATAAATTCCAATCCTGGTGGTGGTACAAGTTCTATCTTCATTTCTACTACTGGTTTCTTATGTTCTAATTCCTCTCCCAAAAGTTTCATAGCTTCATCTATTTCGTCTGCAAATACAATCTGGCAATAAGCGTCATTGCCTGCTCCACATATATGCAGTCCTAAAATTGGTTTTGTTACATGATTTGATGTTGCAATATATGGTGAGCCGCAATATCCTTTCTGTGATTGTATTCCTTCTCCACTAATCCTAATTACATTATTCGAAACTCTATCCTCTTCCTGGTCGTCGTCTTTCCAATATTCTATTGATGATAAGAATCTTGGTGCATCACCTTGCATCATTATCAATGGTTTTGATAGTTCCTTGACAACAAGCGCAACTGATGATGTTACTGCGTTGCGTATGTCGTCTTCGTTGGTAGGGAAGAAATGTGAAATGTCCTTAAATTCTTCCATTCTCTTGGGGTCAAATAGTATAAATGCTCTATCTACTCCTTCTCCTACACAATAAGCAAACTCTCCCTTATGTATTTCTCTTGTCGTTTTCTCTTTATCATTTTTCTGGTAAGTCACTAGAATTCGTTCAAACTTGGGGTCTTCTATCAATTCCACTAAATGTGATGTCACTGCTGCTAATCTACCTTTCACGAAGGTTGCTTTCTGTGAAAATGTTACACTTCCTTTATATACAATCGTTATATCTACAATATTATTATTTACAACTTGCGCAATGGTTTGCGCATTACTTCCTTGAGCAACTCTTTTCACTATACTTTTCGCCGGTCCCATTTTCACGGGTGTATTCGTTCTATACTTGATGTTCTCTCTT